CCTTGCCGGAGTTGCCGGTGCCGTCGGACATCAACTGGGTGTTGATGTTGCCGCGCACATCCGCCAGACCCAGATCGAGCTCGGTGCGCAGCGCCGGCACGATCATGCCGCCGTTGTCGCCCACCGCCTGGGCCAGGCCGGAGACCTCCACCTCGACCTTGTTGAGCTTCCAGGTGAGGAAGGCTTTCTTGAAGCCCTGGTTCCCCGCGCCCGCGCCGGTATCGCCCTCTCCATAGGACCCGGCGGAGCTGTTGCCGGCATAGCGGACCGGCCAGCGCACACCCTCGCCGACTCCCTGCTTCTGCTGAATACGGGTGAGCAGGAAGGTGTTCGTGTTGAGGGCCTCCACCCAAGGACCCTTGTAGAGCTGAACGATGAGTTCAGCCAGTGTCGTCGTGTTTGCAGGCATGTGTCACATGCTCCTTGGTGGCCGGGCCGGCTACGAAACCCCCGTGCGGAGCGCCTGTTCCAGGCGGTCGCCGGCCTCGGCAAGACTCTTGGGCGCAGGAGGCGTCTGGGGAGCCGGATTGCTCGCGGACCCGACGCTTTGCGCCTTCTGCGATTGCGGCTGGGTGATCAGGTAGGGCTTCTCCTTGACCAGCGTCTCGATGAGCTCGTCGATGCCTGACACCGCGCCCGCATCATCGACGGCCACCGCGCTGAATCCAGCAAGCGACTTGGCGATGATGAAGGCGCTGTCGGGATCTACGAAGCCCTTGGACTGGGCCGTCAGCAGGAACCGGGAGCGAACCAGATCGTCCTTGCGCGCCGATCGTTCGGACTCGCGCGCCTCGCGCTCTTTCTCGTATAGCTCCTTGAAGCGGTTCTGCTCCTCGAGCGCCTTGCGATCAGCTTCGGCCTGCGCGGCGGCAATGTCCGAGAGCTTCTTCTCGGCCGTGGTCGCGCGCTTGCGCAGCGTCTCGACCTGGTGACGCACCCCACCCGTGTACTGCTCGTCGGAGAGTTCGAGCACGCCCTCATCGACCAGCTTCTTGCGCTGGGTCTCGGTCAGAGACAGCTTGTAACCTCCCGCCTGTATCCCCGGCGTCTGGGTCTGCTGCGTGCTGCCGCTCTGACCACCATCGCCCTGACTGCTTGCCGCGCTGGATTGACTGTCGCTCTGCCCCTGCGGCTGGGCATTGTCGCCCGATGTCTGACCGTCGGCCTGACTCTGACCGTCAGCCTGGCCCTGCTGATCCGCCTGGTCCGTCTGTGTCGCCTGATCCTGATCGCCCATGATCTCCTCCGCCTTTCTGGCGTCTCGCAGGGATATCGCTCCCCGCAGCGTCTTGCGTCACCTGACCGCTGCCGGCCAACAGAAAAGGCGAGCTCTCTCCAAGCCGCCCAGGGTCACTGGGTAGGTGGCTTGAGGAAAGCCCGCCTCTCGGATGTCGAGTCAGCGGATCGGTATTCGGTTACCCGTCTATCCTATCGCACCCGCGACAGGTGTCAATACCCTCTCTTTTCCATACCCCGCGGCCGGAAAAGAAGTGGCTGCCGTGCGAGCAGCGGGCCCTTCTCAAGATCCCTTCCGGTATCGTCTTTGCAGCTCCGCGGGGGTCTGGTTCAGCACCTGTGGCGGCACCATCCCTGCCTTCCTCTCCTTTTCTGTTGCCAGTCGCTCGACGAACGGCGTGAGCACGTGAACGCAGCGCGGATGGAATGGCGGGCCGCCGTTGATGGCGCTGATCGGCGGGGAAAGGGGGTGGGGTTCTGGCCCGATGCTGACGATGACGTTCTCGTAGTAGATGCAGAAGTCGGCCGCGTGGTGGGCGGACACCTGAGCGAGCTGCATGCCGTGTTCGCGCAGTCGCTGGATAGTACCCTCGGTCATCGCCTCTCGCGTGGTGGTCCGCGCCACCATCTCCGCGTACCGATCCAAGGGCCAGTGGCGACCAAGCTTGTCTATGAAGTCGGGGCGACCGGCGGCGATCAGGCGCCGCTCGATCTCTCGGCTCACGTCCACCCGCGCTTGCCCCTCGACGATGCCCTGGGCAACTGCCAGCATACCCTCACGCCGGAACACATCACCGGCGCGCCGGCCGATCTGCTGCGCCGCGGCCGACATAACATCGAGCATGGACTCCGTGATCGCCCGCACCGCCTCCCGATGCACCTGCGAGAACACCTCGCGTTCCGTACGCCCCGAGACGCGCGGGCCACGGAGGTTGATGCCGGCACGGCGGTAGCCCGCGATGCAGCGATCCACGAATTCCAGCCCTGATCCGTAGGCGCGCGGGATGTTGAGTTCGATCCAGGCAGCCGCCTCATCGTTCAGGTCAGCGAGGATGGTCTGGCACTGGTGGAGCAGCGCGACCGCGCGAGCACGCTGGCCCGCGAAAGCGGCCGCATCGTTGATGACATCCATCATATCGGCGGCGGCATTCCGGTAGAGGGCCGCGAGCGAATCCACCTCGCCCGAGAAGGCCTCCCGAAACTCCCGCACTCGTCGCCGGCTGATCGGCTGCGGCACTGACGCTTCCCTCACCGATATTCGACCCGCAGGTCACGCCCGCGGATGATGATGTCGCGCTTGCACAGCTTGCACTTCAGCACCAGGCAGTCCGACTGCCTCAGCGCCCACCACTTTCCGCACAGACACCGCGTCCTGTTCAGCCCGGACGGTAGCTCCGCACTTGGCGCAGACGATCCGCCCGCGCTCGGCCCGGAGGGCGCGGTGACGCCAGTACTTGGGGCAGTCCTCTGGCCAGCCGAAGCACTCGACAAGTTCCCCACCGTCGGTGCACCAGACTCGCCTCTCGCCCTTTCGCTGTCGGTGGAGCGAGCACTGGGACAGCACGGTGCGGACGCGTTTGCGTTCGTTCCAGTAGTCGCGACAGGAGTTGTGGACCGTTCGCATGCACTCATGCAGTGTCACCTCACACATATCGTGTTGATCTCGGTAAGGGCAAGCGCTCACTGTTCAGTCGCCTATTGCGCTGTGTCTGCGGGGATCGTGTCAGCGGAAGTGGGCTGGACGAACTGCCCCCGCCGACCGAGGCCGCCGGTGAGCGCCCCGACCTGCCGAGTCTCCTCGCCGATCCGCTGCATCTCCGCCTCCACCGCGTCCGGCCCGTCGAGGCGCCGAACCGAGGACTCGACGGAGGTGTTGCCGGCGGCCAGCCGCTGGGCCTCGATCTCCACCATCTCCACCATGTCCTCGGGCAGTCCGTCTGCCCACTGGATGGTCGGCTCGGCCGGCTCGTACCCGCCGGAGCCGTGCGTCACGTCCAGTATCTGCGCGGTGAGCAGCGCCTGCTTTAGCGCCGTGTCATAGTACAGTCGCTTCCGGTTGATCTTCGCGAGCGTGCGGAGCAGACGAAGCCGAAGCGCGCGCCCCGACTCTGCGATTCCGAACTTGTCCAGGCCGAACGCGCTAGGCGCGGTCTCTGACAACATGAACAGCAGGTCGAGCAGTTTGTCGAACTGCGTGAAGGCCGCGGTGAGGTGTGCGTCCCAGGTAATGTAGGAGGGAGGCTGATCGCCTGCGTGCAGCTCGATGGTCTCCATCCGGTCGAAGCGAATCTTGCCGTCCCGATCCACGAAGCCCGGCGGCAGCACGATCTTCGGGGCGACGTGCTTGTCCAGCACCTCGTCGATCTGCGAGACGCGGTTGTTCAGGGATTCGAAGAGCGACTCCAAGCCCTCGTAGTCGCTGATCCCCCAGAAGCGCGAGCCATAGCGGAAGTTCGGGACATGAGACACGGGGATGTGATCGAGGCCGGTCTGTTCCTCTTCGGGCAGTTCCGCATACGCCTCCAGCGTGTTCAGGGGGATCTGCACCAACTGCTTGCCGCCCAGGCTGATCGCGGCGTTGCTGCCTGACACCGTGATCGCGGGTGCACTGCCCATGTCGAAGAGCTGGTGGCGGATGAGGCCGGGCTCGTGGACTTCGGCGCGCAGATAGAGTCGCCTCGCCTCCTTCGGATCGCGCTTCACCCACGCCAGCGTGACGCGCGACACCTTGCGCACATCATCCTCCTCCAACTCGGGGAAGTAGATGCTGGCCGGCACTTCCTCGATGATCGCCTCCGGCTCTTCGGATTGCGGCGTGCGCTTGCCCCAGCGCGCTTTGTAGACGGCGTCGCCGCGGAATGAGTTCGAGAGCGCGGATTCGTAGTTCAGGGTGTGCAGGCCGTTGCGGGTGACGATCTGGGTGAGCGCCTCCTGCCCGGCTTCGTTTTCCTGGGCGGCCACGAAGTCCGGCTGCTCGCCGAAGAGCAGATCGGCCGACAGCCGCGAGATAAGGCCGGCGAAGTTCGCTGCGATGTACCGCTTCATCCGGTAGGGCTGCGGCGTGACCGCAAAGACCTGCTTGTGCTGCCCCAGGAACAGCCGCTCGAAGCGCTGATATGTGTTGATGCGCTCCTGGTGCGCCTTCGGTGGATACGTACTGAAATCCAATGCCATTGTCTTCTCCCAAAGCAAAGAGGCGGACCCCTGCGGCCTGCCCCGGGGATTGCCCTGGGAGGACACAGTGATCCGCCTCTCGGATGTCGAGTCAGCGGCGACTATTCAGCTGCTATCGTACCAGCGGCCGCCCGCGCGTCAAGCACCTGTGCGTCGATGCCCTCCGGCCGAGGACCGCTGTGGACCGGGCCGAACCGCATCTGCACTTGCATGGCCTTCGCGAATATAGGCACGCCGTCAGCGAAGGTCAGCGTCATCTCGCCATGGCAGGCCTTCTCGCAGAACTGGATCAGCTTGAGCCAATTGGCATGAACATCACATCTCGGCATGTCTACCACCCCGCCGGCCGCTCTGAGGTGCCGCGCGACACCCCGCGCTTGCGCGCCTGCCAGGCGATGCCGGCGGCGATGACGCGGTCGTCGTGTTTGCCTTCCTGAGCTTCCTGCGAACCCGAATCTGTGGTCACGAACGTGAAGCATTCATCTATCAGCCCGGATGAATGCACGAGCAGATGCCCGCCGGCGATCGCCGCGGCCAAATCGTCCACCAGGATCGGCTTCGTCGCCTGATCCGTCGGCCACCCCAACATCGGAGCGGAGTTGCCGGTGCGGTCGTAGCGGACGTGATAGTAGAGCCGCGGGTAGCGGAGGGCATGTCGCAGCGTGTTGAGGGTCGAATGCCCGTGGTTGTTGCGCTCCACCGCGACGGTCGCCATGTTATATAACCACCCGAGGGCATGGAGCAGTTGCCCGAAGCGCTCAGGCGGGATGCGACCATGCAACTCTGCCACCTGCTCGCCGGTCTCTTTGTCGAGCACGCAGGCGCAGGAAGCGTCGCCGCCGGCCAGGCCCTCGCCCACATCGGCGCCGATCACGTAGAGTCGGTTCACCTCTGGTCTCTTCCAGACTGACAGTCGCGCAGGCGCAATGGAGATGCTCTTGTCCCCGTCGGGTAACCCGGCAATGATGTCCGGCGACGTCTCGGCTGCGATCCGCGCCTGCGCCGTAGTCAGCGCGCTCACATCGAAGCAGCACCGGCCGCTCGCCAGGAAACAGGTCACATCACTCTCAGGGTACTCCTGCTGGAAGCGATCTCGCAGCTCCCGCTGCTTGCCACGCCGCCACCTGATCTGGTCGCTGTCCAGGCCCCAGGTGGTCTTCAGCTTGCGCTCTTCGTCGCTCAGATCGCCAAGCGCCTCACCAGATGTCCGATACTCCGGGGACTCGAACCAAACGTAGAACTGAGGTGCGAAGGCATTGCCCCCACCCTTCGCCGCTACCCACAGGTCGTGGAAGTAGTTGCCCATACCGTTGGCGGTGGATTCGATCACGATCCGACCATCGGCCGGCACCGCCTCGGTCAGCGCAGTGAGCGCCTCTTCCGGCTTAGGCCAGAAAGCGAACTCCGAGCAGTGGAGGTTGTTGATGGTCTGGCCCCGGCCGAACGTCAGCGCCCCCGCGGTGCCGACGAAGAAGTGGGAGTTGATGTTGGGCCAGAGGAACTCCCTGCGGTTCGAGAACCTCGGCACGCCCATGCGTTGGCGTTCATCCTCCGGCAACCGCTCCCAGAACAACTGCACGATGCGGAAGATCTTCTCGCTGGAATCCGTATCATGGGCCACGATCACCGAGGTGGTATTGGGCCGCAGCAGCGTATCCGCGAAGAAGAGTCCGCAGATCTGCGTGCTGAAACCCAACTGCCTGGGCTTCAAGATTACATCCCGCCGCGTCCGGTGGTCATAGTAGTCCACCTGTGCCGCGTTGAAGACGAACGGGACAATCCGCCTATCCTTGGTCCGGATCTGCAGATTCCGCTCGATCCACGGCCTCGGGTTCCGCCTGCTCTCCAGCATCTGCTCCAATCTCTGGGCTATCGCTCGAGAACGAGAGGAAGAAAGCCACCGCGGCCTCGAGTTGCGTGTCGTTGAGTTGTCCTGGGTCCTTCGCACTGATCAACACCTCTTCTGGAGCCCTGGGCAGTAGGCCCAGGGACTGCAGTATGTCCGCCATGTCTTTCACGGTCGCACGCACCGTGTTCAGCGCCCGCACCCGCACCGCGGAACCGTCCCCGGCCGCCTGCACGGAGACCCATGCCTCCCGCAACACTGACGACAGCTGCGCCCACATCTCGGCCGCCAGCTGCAGTACGTTGCGCTGGGTGGCCATGTTCGAGATGACCTTTGCACCGCGGGCGCGCATGGCCTTCAGGTCGTTGCGCAGCGTCTTCTCGTGAATGCCGAGCATCTCTGCGGCCTCACGCTCACTGAGCCGACGCACCACCACCAGGTGCCAGGCGCGCTCCTGGCGCTCGGCAATCTCCCTTTGCTCGACCATCGCAGGGCGGCGGGTCATGCTGGATCAGGTGCCTCCACATCATCACCATCGGAGCGTTCCTTGAGGAACACCTGGCATACGAGCTCCAGGCACTGCCCCTTGCGCGCACCCTTGCCAAGCTCGGACTTGGCGGTTGCCATCGCCCGTTCGTACTGCTCGTGCTCTTTGCCCAACAGCACCACGGTCACCGGGACCGGCGCTTCGGCGGCGTTCTGCTGCGCCTGCTTGTCGAGCATATCGCGGAGGTCGGCCGGCAGCTTCAGCAGCTCGAGTGAATCCCGTAGTTGCGACGCCGACCAGGGGAGCATCCTGGCGAGGTCGTCTACCGCGTAAGTGCGATTGAGGTCATGCACCAGTTCCGCGAGGCGCCGGGGCACGGGCTGGCCGCGAAGGTAGTTCAACTGGAGGCCGCGTACCTTGGCTTCCTCCGGCGTGATGTCCCAGACCTCGCACGGCACCTCTTCGATTCCCAGGTCGCCGGCTGCGCGCCAGCGGTGGTAGCCGTCCACAAGGATGAAGTGATCTGCCTGTTCGGGATCGGGCATCACCTTGAGCGGTTCGAGAATCCCCTTCTCACGGATGCTCTCGACGAGCTTCGGGTAGCTTTCCGCGTCGAAGGCGTTCGGATTCCAGTCGTTGTCGCGAATGTGGTCGCGCCGAATCATCTGCATGACATAACTCTTTCCAATACCAGTCTCTTCACGACAACACTCCACTCAGTCTCCCGCTGCAGGTCCCAGATCACAAGCCCCTGCTTCAGCGCCTCCTCGTGCTCCATCCGCGCGCCGCGGCTCGTTTGCCAACCGGGAAGCAGCACGATGGCATCACACATCCTCAACCACTCCATGTCCATGCGCAGGAAGTCGTCATAGCTGCATTCGTCTTCCCATTCCGCGGTCATGGTGTGCGGACAGAAGGGAGTATGGCCGAGCTT